TCAGCAGCAGCAGCAGCATCAGCAGCATCAGCAGCAGCAGCAGCAGCATCAGCAGCATCAGCATCAGCAGCATCAGCAGCATCAGCAGCAGCATCAGCATCATCATCAGCAGCAGCAGCAGCAGCAGCAGCAGCAGCAGCAGTGCGAACGATATTAACTTTTGTCGGCAATGCCTTTTTGACCTTCATCCACGGAGACAATGCCTCTCGCCACGCCGAAACAAGCGAGTTGATTTCCGAATCTTTGATTTTTCGTGGCGGCTTGAACCATGGAATCTTGGACCACTCTGCAACCGCTTGACGAACCGATGCGACACGAGCGGCCAAATCAGCTCCGAAAATATCCGCCAAGAAAATTTCTTTTGTCGGCGTGAATCGACGAACGCGCATCTTGGAATCATCCTTTTCCACGATATCGGCTTCAGCTACAGACCCCTCAAACCATCGCCACGGACGTATCGACCGATTGCCGAATTGGATCGTTTTGCGCGGATCATCGCAGACGTGCAAGCCGTGACCGCAAACGCCACCAGTAGCCGGCGCAGCGTCCAAACATTCGACGGCAACACCGCGAGACAACGCCTCAGCGTAATTGACTTTGCCGCTGTAAAAATCCGTGCCATCGTGGCGCGTCATCTTGAATGCGGTAATCAACTTGTTCTTATTTGTCTTCACAGGCGGTATGTCGAGAGTTTCAGCGGACATTAAAAATCTCCTTTATCATACCTGTCCATAGCCGCATGTTTTTTGTCGAAGGATGTTGCTTCCGGCCAATCAAATTGGCCATGCTTTGAGCGTCGGCAGACGGCGCAATAATTCGCCAATTCACGCCATTTCTCATAGATAGTCGCTTGCTTGAGAACCACGGTAAGACAAGGTTTCTCTTGCTGGCAATTGTCGCAAGTAGCCTTGAACGATGTTTGTTTTGTCTTCACAGGCGGTTTTCCTTTCGTTCGCGGTCCAGTTCCTCTTGCACTTCTTCACGATGCACCGGCACTTCCTTGACCCCCATCATGCCCGCACCGCCTCTCCATGCCTCAACCACACTCGCTTCAAAGCCCGATACGCCGCCTCAAGCTGAGGACGCAACCGCTGCTTGTCCTCTCCCTTGGCCGATTTGTGAAGAATCACCGCCGCTCGCCAGTCCTCCAGTTCTCGCCAGAACCCCGCAAGTTCTTCGCGATCCCCCTCGGCGCAAAAGTGCGGGAAACCCTGGTCGCATGGAGTGCCGTCGGTCATCGTCGGCATCAGGATGGTTCGGTTTTTGATGGGTTCGCGCATGCACAACATTTCGATTTCCTTTCGTTTAGACCGCTCGATAAAACCTGATTCTGCCGTATCTCCGCGACGTGGCCAGTCCCATGCGTTCCAACGCCGCAAGCCTGTTGTTCATCGCGGTCGGGGCACAACCATCCTTCACGGACAACGCCGCTCCGCTGATCTCGGATCGCTCGGACCGCAGCAAAGCCAGCGTGTCGGCGACAACTCCGGTCAACTCGATTTTGCCGGCCCCATCGCAATGGCCACACTTGATCATCACCTTTCTCATGTGAGGAATCTTAGCATCTTTTCACGAAAATGCAAGCGATCAAAACGAACAAGGCCAGCATTTGTTTGCTGGCCTTGCGGAGTAAAAGGAAAAAGTCCTTCATGGCCGCATTTACCGCACTTGCTCCAATTCCAATTCATGTCGGAACCTCCGGCGTCAAACGGAAATGACCTGCCATCGCTTCGGCCCGCAACAAACCACCGCAAGATCGATCTTGTGCAAGTCCATCGCACGCTTGGCGAATTCATGGGCTTCACGTTCGTCGCCGAAGTAGCCGTCGTAGGGTGGCTTGGGAATGTGATGCTGGAAAACGAGATTGACCGCTTGCATGAGGTCCATGTCGCAACCGGAAGCTATTTTGCCGAATATGGATTCCACGACACCAATCAGGCCATCTGGCGTTTCCTCGTGGCCCGACTCGGCAAGATCATGGCGTAGCCGAAGAAGCGTGGCGCGGTTTTCGGGTGGTAGCTGGTTGGATCGTCGTCTTGCCGAAAGTCAGCGACACTGCGGCATCGCACAAGGCGCACGCGATTACTTCCTTGCTCTGGCGTTCGCCTCGATCAACGGCGGCGACGAAATCGTAAGTGCGTTCCATGTCGGAACTATACCACGGAATTCACTTGACGGGAAACGAGAATCGGATAAATTGAACCCCATGAAACGGCAGGAGCCAGCTACCCTTTCGGGATGGCTGGCTCTTGACGGAATTTCAGCGGAAACGACCCGCATAAACTCAGAAACCACTCGATGCAATTATATCGCGCATTTCTGAGTTTGGCAAATCCATCCGCTGAAAAATCGTCAGTACCGGCCGTTTTCGTCCGCAAGTGTCCACGCGGAAAGACGAGATGGACACGAACCGCGCACAACGTCGGGGATGGCACCCTGGCTACATGCGACAGGTGACCATCGGGAAGCGTTCATCGCTCCTCATGGAAGTCCGAACGGGTCACACCCGGCCGCATCCACGCCACAAGGCGAGATATGCGGGCTAAGTCGCGGTTTGTTGCGTCATGGATTGATGCGGCTTTTAGTGTCTCCCATCTACAGTTCCGGGCCTCATCGCGGCGAGCGGGGGTACAGACTGATCGGGAGCTATGCCAGAGGTACGTCCAAAGGCAGCCGCATTTGCGGTCGGGAAGAAAACGTCGGCGAGGGCCGAAACGATTCTCCATGTGACGGGACGTTAAACATAGGTCGGGTAAGGGAACTAACAACAGGCTATGCCTACTTTCGGGACATTTGACGTTTATCGTTTGCTTTCGCTTGTCCATAAATTCACCGCAAGGGGGACCGCCGCCTTCAGGCGGCGGGGGAATTGCGGTCCGTCCCCGCAACTTTTCTGGACAAACCCGCAACAAAGCAGGCAACGGTCCTTGATTGTATGCAGCAGTATGCCTACAATGCTCTGGATGAAACGTACCGCCATATTCTTGACTGCCGAGCAGCTCAAGAAGCTTGCCGAACTCAAGATCAAGACCGGCGTTCCCGTCGCGGAACAAATCCGCCGCGCCATCGACGTGTACCTACTGAAAGCCGCCAAGATCGGCCCACGAAAGGATACCAATGAGCAGAGCATTGACAGCACACGATCTGCACCATCTCACGCCGGACCCCTGGGATTTTGACCAGCAGGATCAACGAGCGGCTGACACGGTGTACTGCCAAGTTGCCGGGCCGGATAACAAGGCACTGTTTGACAGCTGCAACAGCGAGGCCATGCTGATCGAGGATGACAGCGACGAGGACGGTCCGCATTATCGCGATGCCGTCGGGGCAGCCAATCTCAGGTTTTGCGTGGTCGCTCGCAATGCCTTCGGAATCCTTATGCGGCGTGGCTGGGGCCTCAAACGCCTGCGTCTTTGGGGCGATGAGGCCCGAAAGAACCTCGAAGGCTGGGTTGTGTGCGAGAACGCCGAGGATGGCGATGAGCACACGATCATCGGACCGAAGGGGAAGTGCCTTCTCTGGGCCAAGGACCCATTTTCGGTCGTGCTCATGGTTGAGGACTGGTACAAGAAAAACGTGGAGAACAGCCATGCTGGAAAGTGACCTTATCCCAGGCCTCCTCTATCGCATGAAGGCCGGCGATTTCGCCGAGTTCAGCCGCACGGGCGCCATGGGCAAAGCAATCTTCCATCCGCCTGGCGAGCCGGACATGCAGAGCAGTTTCGCGATCGACCCTGAAAGAGTGGACCGAGAGGCCACGCAAGAGGAAAGGGTCCACCGCAACCAGAATACAGAAGCAACTTCAGGACAACGGAATGGAATGCGGCTTCCACGAGAGCCGTGAAGGGGTCATCGTAGCATGGACCCGTCTTTCCACTTGGAAAACGAACAGCCCATCCCTGGGAAGGTTTTCTGAAGTTCACGCAGACTACCTCCCAGCCGCGCCGCATCATCACGCCGAAAGCGTTGCGAGCGAGAATGAAAAAATCTATGTCCACCTCTTTGCCATAGATTTCCCGAATCATGAACATGCCATCAAGTTCAGACCGCACCTTTGTCAGCGGCAACGGCGTTAGTTTCGTTAGGTCCATGAACTTCAACCTTTCTCGGCAAGGAAGGGAGGACGCGACACACTCCAGACATGTGTTGGAAACCAAGCTCCGTCTGCACGCGGATACATCGCAACCAGCGTGGGTACTATTTCCTTTTTCCAGGAATCGAAGGAACGTATTCCGCCGTTGCAGTCGAACACGAACAAGCCAACGCGCGTTTTCTTGTACTTACCAAGAAACGGCGGCATCGTTTCGTGCGTTGACCACGTCGCAATCCAATGGGTCTGCCGGTAGGCCCACTTCGGATTTGCCCCACGCTTCGTCCACGGGCCGCACCATTGCACACGGACGAGGTTGATCCGCTCGGTATGATCCACGCGGAACATGTTCGCAAGGTCGGCGGGGAACTCTTCGAAGGACGCGCCAAGATTTCGCAAGCCGCCTTTCATCATCGTCGGCGACGTGTATCGTCTTTCCTCGAAACCAGGAATCGCGCCACGAACCTTGTCCAGGCTGATTTGCAGCGCGAACGCCAAGGCGGAAGGACCGCAGTTGCAATGCCATTTGTTGTAGGCGACAGCCAAGTCGTCTTCGGTGAACGGATAGATAACCACGATGATACTCCACGTTGCCGGCAGGCCATGAGGGTCTCACTCTTCCCTCGCAAGAGCCTTGACAAGATCGCCGAATTGGATATCGACGGCCTTTTTGCCGCACGCTGCCGTCCATGGCCGAGTCTTGAGAAGGACGCATATTTTCCCAAGCAGAAACAAATCGTTTTCCGTCTCGGAAATGAGCGTTATATAAGGATTGCCGACATTGACTTCGATCCTCATGCTCGCCATCCTTTCGGTTCACGCTTGGGGCACGACGGACTAACCTCTACCTTTGGCTGTCTCGCTCTGGAGGGTTCATCGCGTGTTCTCCCGGCGGTAGATGTACCATCCCGCGTTAAGCAATGGCTGTTTCGTGTCCTTGTCGAAGCGTTTGACGAACAATCCTTTCCCATCGCGGTGCTGTCCGAACGAAAGTTGCGCCCCGCACGCATTGCAGACCAGCGAGAAGTATTTGTTGTTGTCGATCTCCCGAACGCTACAACGAATGTGTTTCGACTTGCAACAACCGCACGATTCTTCCTCGAACAACTCCTACAAGCAACCGGCTTGGCACCTGGCGAGCCGGTATTTGTGAGGAAGTTATGATGCCAAACTGCCGTTACTGCGGCCGCAAGATACCTCCTTCTAGCATTCCGCTGCCATCTTGCGGCAGAATGCTGCTCAAGGGAAAGTGTTACCAAGGGCCACCGGCCACCATACCAGGGATAGTAACAACGGCCCTGCCGACTGACGCATAAGACGGGATTTAGCACCCGCCAGACTTCGGCATCCGCTCCTTCGGTAACGCTCAGAAGCCTCTTCCTTAGCTGGTTTTGGCACTCTCCTATGTGGGAGGGGAAAGGGGTTGGTACGCGCATGTGCCCGCGAAGCGAAGCGTAAGCGGGTCGTTCTCCCACTTTCAACACCCCACGCCAGCCGAAAGCGAGCACTCGGTCGCTGCCGGTTGCTGCCTCGCCTCCCGGCCAAGAGGGGGAATCGGGTGCCGTCTTCTTCTGCCGAACGAGTGGGCAATCGGTTGCAGTCTTTTTCCTGCCGTGTCCAGAAGGATCTGTACATGACCCGTGAAGCGTTCATCGAAAAGTACCTGGACGAAGTAGTTGGCCTCTTACTGGCGTCGTTCGCGCGAAGCGAAATGACCCGCCACAAGATGGCTACGGACGCCTGGGCCGACGACGGAAAGTTCATGTTGCAGCAGATGCGGCGGGCGCGTGGCCTGCTGGGCAGGCTGTACGATGATTTGAAGAAGACAGAGGCTCCCACGAGTCAAAACCCAAGGAGGTGAACAATGAACGCCCCCCGGACTCCCGAAAACCTACTCGCTATCACCGGCATCTTGCCTTCTCTGATCAGAGGCAAACAATCCTCGCACCAATGGACGTCTTCGTAACCTCCGTCGAACGGATGGACGTGGCGCTGGCCTTCTTCATTTCTTATACGGCAGCACTGGGATCGGCAACGTGGCCTTGATCCAGTATCGATGCCGGCCTCCATTGTTCGGCTTCTTTGGCAGCTTCCCACGCGGTTTCAAAATGGAAATCATCGTTGTACATGATGATTCTGAGGGCGAAACGGTAAGCTTGGTCGTCGTTCAGCGCCGGGTTCAGCATCATGAGCGACTTGCCAAGTGGCACGGGCCCCGGGAAGCTGTAACAGCCGCCCAAAGCGATGTGTATATATCCTCCGACGCAGCAGCCACGGCCTGGATCGCCGCTTAGCTGGGGCGCGGGCGAATTCTTGCGTATCTCGTCAATGGTCAACATGGTTATCCTCGAAAAAGCCCCGTCCTAAACCCCTGCGCCAACGTCAACGTTGCCGACGAGCGTCCAGTCGGTGTCCTCATCGGGGAAACCGTGCCGGTAGATGGCGCCCGCCTTGGTGAATGGCCATACGCCATCACCAGGGGCGTGTGGCGGTATCTTTTTCCTCATCTTGTCCCGCGTTTTGTGGTCAGCATGGACGTTGTAAATGGCATCGCAGAGGCCGCACACCCGATTGCAATGGACCATGAACACCGCTTTGACGCGCCGTGGCAACGCGGCGATGACCATCAATGATGCGATTGTCAGGCGTAATGAGGATATCGCTAAGCAAGCCGTACAGGTCCATCGAATCGTACAAGTCCTTGCATCGTTCGGAACTCGTGCGGCCGGCAGGATTATAATCGGCTTCGATAAGGTCGTTCAGTTTGACGTTTTTGCGAATGAGTTTTTTCATGATCAATACCCCTTCTTCGCGAGCCACGCCAGCAATAGGCACCGGCAAATCCCGCTGAGTGTTTCGTAATCCAGCCGTGCAATCGTTTCGGGCCTCAAATCAACGCAAACCGCCTGACGGGGCGGCTTCGGCAGGTCATAGGCTGGAATCTCCTCAGGCAAACCGGCAACGACGGCCTCGCAGACGATCAGGCGAATCAGGTTCGACGCCGAGCGTGATTCCGCTTCAGCGGCACGTCGGACGCGGTCGAGGTCCGCAGGTTGGAGTTCAATCCGCACCATCTGGCGTTTGCCGAGCTTGCGGAGAGTGGATTTAGTGCGGGGCATGTTGGTTCCTTTCACGGAAATAGCTTCCGAATTTGTTCCGCCTCAACTTTGGCAAGTTCATCCAACCACCTCGCCGCGTCCCGCAATCGCTCCCGTGCAATCAGCCAGTTGCCGCGACGAATCTCCATCAGGGCATCGGAAACAAGGTCATCGGCCCGCGATGACGCTCGCACGAAGTCTGGATTGATCGTGCCGTTCGGATCGTGAGTTTTCATGGCTTCACCTTGACGCATCGCGTCTTCCACCCGTACCGCCGCGCCGTCCGGGCTTCCCTCTGAGCGTCCCGCAACGTCTCTTGAAGTTCGCACCGGCTCCAGCCATACCACTCGCCAACCTCGTCAACGTAGATTTGCACTTGGTACATGATCGGTCTCCGTTGGTTTGAATTCGTCACTCTCTTATTGTGCATCCTAGTTTGCATTTGTCAAATCAAAATCCCGATTGCGCCGTGGAGTGGATAGACTCAGGATTCGCTCAGCACCGAGAACACGGCGTCAAGCGATGCTCGATTGTGATATTCGTTTTTGCGAAGGCACATGAGAAGATAATTGACCGCATCGGCGTAGCCATGAAGTCCTGGCGGAAACTCATTGACCTCCTCGTCAAGGCAAACGACTGTATAACCACGGGCGTGGCACAACAGCACAGGTAATCTGTGGCACAAACCGAAATAGCCGTTGAGATACAAGGCCATTTCGGTTGGCGTAACTTGATTGATTGGGGTATCTCCGTTCATGGCAAAATCACCTCTTGCTTCCAATGGGCTGGCACAATCTCCGTCAACAAATTTCGCTGCATGGCCAGCATCGTGGTGAGCGGCACGCCATGAGTTTGGCGTTTGGCCGCGACTTCCAAGGGACAGACGAAATAGCGGATCACGTATTCCAGGTCCAACGCCTCCGCGATGCGGACGTAGGGGGCCAGTTCGACCAGCGTTGTGTTCGTGTTGTCCACGATGACCGGAGTTGTCGCCCAGTTGCTTCCATTGGTCAACGCTGTTATGTACAGGGAAAGGCACTCGTTGTGAGCGTAGCCGGCACGCTTCGGATCGAAACGGTACACGCCATCGCTGCCAACGTGGTAGTCGTCGGCTGAAACGACGAAGGCATTGTCCATTGTCTTGGCGAACGTGCTCTTGCCGCTGCCAGGGAGACCGCGAAGGATGTAGATCATGACTTTGAACTCCCAAGGTTGCTGATGCGCCCGGTCCCGTGACAATGCGGGTCATGCACCTCTCTTGAAAATTGTGGAGTAAAAGACCGGCGGCACCATTGCCGCCGGCCAGGGGAAACGACGGCTACACCGCCATCGTCAATTGTGGTTCGCTCAAGACGGCTTGCACGGGCACGCCATCGATCTTGCAGGCAACGTCCATCAGGCCATGAAGAGCGGCTGACCGTCGCGGAAGGTAGTCCAGGTTCGACTTGAGGGATTCCGTGAACGCTTGGAAGAGCCGCCATGCCGTCTTTCCATTCGCCGCGAATTCGGGATGCCGTGGCTCCCGCCATTCCTGGATGACATCGGGAACGTGAGTCACGGGGATGACGCGAGCATCCAACGCACGGATGATGAGGTCATGTGCCTGCGCGTCGGTGAACTCCGTAGCCTTGTAGCCCGCGAACCGCCGATCCTGTTTGCCGCGTTGCTCCGTGAGTTGTCCCATCGCACGAGCAATGAGCTGGGGTAGGTCGCGTTCCACGAAGACCGTGTGTTTCCGAGCCAGCTTGATTTCGCCGGAGAAGCTCAGATTGTCGCAGACGAAGACCGAAGCCCCCACGACGATACCGGCCGGAAACTTCTTATCGTGGCTGTTGCGCAAACCAAGCACCATCCCGAAGTCTTGCGGGTTGTAGCCGTTCGCCACTTGCAACAGGCCGAAGTAGCGATTGCCGTCTTTCGTCAAGCCATGCGATTCGCTCACAACCGTCAAGTGATTCGCAGTCAACGCTTCCTCGATGCCGTTGAGTAGCCGATCATGCGGAATCGGAACCCAGGTCGGTGTTCGCTGCGGCGTGTTGACCAATGCCAACTGCCCGCGTTCAACCGTCGATGCTCCCGTGTGCAAACAAAGATTCGCCCTCATCGTCGTTTCCCCTGAAAGTGTTTCGTTCGGAACAATCAAGAATACCATACATTTTGAACAATGCAAATCTGTAGGCGAAAAAGATGGGCGATTCCGTGGTTTAGGCCGGCTCCGTCGCTTACATTGGCAACGGCGTCTACACCGCCCAGTTCCTCGGGACCGCCGCGGGAACGAACACCGTCCTCGCCACTATCAACGGCATGAACGTCACCTCCGCGGAGCCCAGCATCACGGTGACGCCCGGCCCCGTCAGTCTGGCGCAATCGAGCGTGACGGTCAGCCCGAGCAGCATCCAGGCCGGCAGTCCGACGACCGTGACTTTGACCCTGCGCGACAGCAGCGGCAACCAGGAAGTGGGCGGCGGGGCGACCGTCTCCTTCAATCTCGGCGCGGGCACGGCGAGCGGCAGCTTCAGCGCCGTCAGCGACAATCGCAACGGGACCTACACCGCCACCCTGACCGGCGCGACGGCTGGAACCAACACGATCGGCGCGACGGTCAACGGCCAGGCCGTCACGGCGACGCCGCCAACTGTCACCGTCACGCCGGGGCCCTACAGCCTGTCGCAGTCCTATGTCGCGGTGTCCACCCCGACCGTCCCATCGGGCACCACGGCAATCGTCACGCTGCAGGCCAGGGACGCCGACGGCAACAATGAAACCGGCGCCAGCCTCAACGTCGCCTTCTTCCTTGGGAGCGGCGCGAACAACGGCGTTCTGAGCGGCGTCACCGCCCACGCCAACGGCACCTACGCCAGCTCGACCTTTGCCGTCTTGCAACCATACCGGACAGTCCACGCCGCCGGCCGCATCTTGCCGATAGCCTGGGCCGCCGTCACCGTGTGGCGCGAGGGACTGGTGCGCCTGAATGCCGCCGGAACCGGATGGCTTAAGCCTTTGACCGTTACCGCATCGAACCCGTTGAGCTTTTCCATTTTCGTAACTCCTTGTAACTGATGGTTTTGTCGTCGATTCCCAGCGTAGGGCCGGCCACTTGCACCGGCCCCGCACTGGACACCGCAGACCCCTACTCGCCAGCATATGCGGTCCCGCCGTAGTCGGCGTCACAGCGGCCGCACAGAGCGGTCGGCTAGCCAGGCAAGGCAGGCTTCATAGGTGGTCCAGTCGAGTACGATGGCATTGTTGCTGTCGGCCACTCGACACCGGCGGCCGGCTACTTGGATTTCGTACCCGCATTGATACTTAATTTGGTACATTGGTATTCTCCGTTAAGTTGTTTCCCCTGCCGACATAAGAAGTATACACCGCCTTTTGAATAATTCAAATCAATTTCAGAAAAAAAATTGGAATTGACGCAAGTCGTTATTCGGCAATCTTATCCGCCAACATCTTTTTGGTCGCTAGGGGAAAATTCCCTTCCGCGGCGCCCTCCAATTCCGCTGCGGTCCGCTCCAGGGCGTCCATGGCCGCGGATAGGAGTCGCGCGGCCGCGGCATCCGTCTGCCGCTGGATCGCGGCGGCGAGCTGTGCCAGGGCGGCGCGGATTTCGGCGGCGGTGCGGGTTGTGGTTGGATTGGCCATGGAATTCACTCCTGAAAATTCTACTGTACCCCCGGGGGTACAGTAGATGACTACTATGATGATAATTTTACTTGCATTCTGGGCAATCGGAAGGATTCGTAATCTTTAGCCGACAGGATCGACACAGTTTTTTAACTGGTTGCGTGATCGTTTGCGGCGCGGCTCTTGGCTCGACGCCATCCGCCAGTTTCCGCCTGATCCATTCCGACAGGGATAGGCCAGCGGCAACCGCCGCTGCTTCCATGCGAGCAAGTTCCTCCGCGTTAACCCTAACGACAATTTGCTCCGAGAGACAGACGGTTTTGCGTGGTCTGGCCATGTAGTTATTGTAACACACAAATCACGTAAATGCAATGCAAATACGTTATTGCATTACAGTTTTTCCGCCATCGCTTCCCCTCGCAGCCGCCTCGCCTCTTCCGCGTCGATCAGGCCGGCTCCCTCGCACGTCGGGCACTCCACCGACCGATGCCAACCCAGGTCGGCCCACACCCGCTCGAATATCTCGCCTCGGCCTCGGCAATCAGGGCAATCCACCGGCAAATCGTCTGTGTTCGGGTCCATCGCAAATACCTCTGAGAGTAATGGTTACATCGATCCAAGCAACGCCAGCACAACATTCCAGGTCATCTGCGAGCCGGCCCACGCTGTCAAGGCACAGGCGATCCCCAGTGAGGTCCACTCGTCCCAAGTGAAATCGGTCATGACTGCTTCTCCCGTTGACGCCAGATACGCTCCCGCCGCCCAGGGTGCATGGCATCGTAAAAGTCCCCCAGAATCACGCCAATCGCTCCAAGCTGCGAAAACAGACAATACTTTTGCCGGAGCTGTTCCACGGTCAGTTTTGGCTTCTTTGCTTTCTTGGCCATTGTCTTAACTCTCCAGGGGGACTTCCAACTGGGACATTTTGTCCCAGTTGGGGATTTCCCTCAGAACCGCTACATCCCGCACAGGGCCGGCACAGCGCGATCAGCCAGCCATTTTTCGCAAGCCGCATAAGTGCCGGAGTACACGATCTGATTGCTGCTGTTGACCACGCGGCACAGACCGGCATCGCCGCGGCCGATCACCTGGATTTCATAGCCGCACTGGAATTTGATCTGGTACATGCTTTTCTCCCTTTGTGTAAGTGTTTCGTTTGCCGACATAAATATAATAGCACGCGATTTGAATAATGCAAATAAATACTTCGGAATTGTGGAAATCGTTTCGCCTCAAGCCGCAAACATTTGCGTACAATCACTTTGCGCCCGCTTGCAACGTTTCAAGTCGGCCGAAAGACGCCACCGGAAAATCGGCAAAATTATTTTGGGGGGCGGCTCTCAGGGGGATAGTCTCCCTTGCCGTTCCCCGCCTTTTCTTGCGATAATACCAGCAGGCAACAATGGGATACTTAATGGACATGTCGCAAAGTAAGGCTACTGTTGAGGTTATGGCTCGGCTTCCCGTTCGGCAATTGCATGGCCTGCGTAGTTTGCTTGCGGGAAGGAGCATTGTCGATACGGCTAAGACCTGTGGAGTAACGAAAACGATTGTCCTCAAGTGGATACACTCTGAGTCTTACCCAGATTTTCAACGTGCGTTGAGGCGAGCCAAGGAGGCGATAATCAGAGACATGATGGCCCGTTTCCCGTCTACTACCTTTGCAGCCTATGAGCGGCTTTCGCAAATCCTTGCCGATGATAATGCGCCGTACAAAGTCTGGATCGCGGCGGCTTCGACGGTGATTCAGGCCCACTTCAGATTCACTGAGGAAATCGAAACGCGCCGCGTCCTTGAAGGCCTGCAAAAACAAGCTGAACGCCTGGAAGCCCTGTCCGCCAAGCCTGCTCTGATTCCCGTTGAGGTTAATGGGGTTCCGCAGGAGTTGAGCGATAGTCCTGCGGAATGAGCCACTGGCGGGTTGTTGTCGGCACGCATTGGTGGTACCTCAACTAAAAGAAAAGCGCCCCGCGCCTCTGTCCGCCTTGCGACGGGCCGCTTGATTAGCGGCGAAGCGCGGAGCGGGGATCGCGTCACATGGCCGCCAAATTAGCCGGTGCTGGATATGGCTCCAGCCATTGAGCGAGAGCGTTGCCGCGGATCTCTTTGTGGGTCAATTTGAGCCAGCCAAGATAGCGAGTGGTCATAACCACTTTGCCGCTGCTGTTCCCCGACCTCGCGATTCGGTCAACACAGGTGTATTTCACCCCGTACCACCGCGATCCTGCCAGCGCATCAGCCGGCTTTTCTCCTTCGAACATGCGGCCGCCTTCGCGGCGAACAGCCAGGAGATCACTGGCAGGGTCTCGCCGGTCTTGTTCGATCATCAGGAAATAATCGGTAATCTTGATTTCTTTCATCTTGCAATCTCCCCTGGGGTTATCAGCCCCGCTCCAACCTGAGTTCCGCCGGTTGGCCGCGATGCCGAGTTATCTTCTCGACAATCCATTATGCGCTACATTTTGAATTCGTCAAATCGAATTCCGAAAATTATTTGTGCAGCCCCAGATTGTGACCATATTTGAAGCCGGCGAACCATTCCTGGATTCGCCGGTAGGTCACGGGTCCGCACTCGACGCTGAGGTTGACCCGCGTTGCGTCGCTCGGATGGCATCCCAGAACGGGAACCACGTCGAAGCGGTTCCCGATCAAGTAGCAGACTTTTCCGCTCAGATCGGCAGGGAGACTGCCGATTAATTGCGCCCGTGATTGTGTCATGATTTCACCTTGCAACAAAGTTTGTGACCTTGAAACTCCACAATCTTGATCTTTCCGGCCGCACAGAGTGACCGTAAGGAAGCCTTCACTTGACCGTACAGCGGAACAATTCGCTTGCGTTTGCAACGTCTCTCGTAATCGGCCAGCAAATCGTCTTCCGTGCGTCCCGTGAACGTTATGCACGCGAACACAATGTCCTGAATCGTTGCGATCATGATTGAACCGCCTTTTCGATGATGACACATGCCTTGTCAGCCGCGCGATTCTCGAAACACCAGTTGACATAGTCCAGCAGCGTTTTGCCCTGATCGGCGAGATAGGAATTGGGATGCGGCTGGCTCGCAATCGCCCCGCAAACCGTTGGCAGGATAGCTTTCGCCGATGCCATCCGTTCGGCAAGCTTCGCGGCCTTGCGTGCCTTAGCTGCCGCGTTCTTGGCATCCCGCAGTTTCCGCTCTGCAATGGAGATTTGCTGAATCAATCCCCGATCCCCAGTCTTGTGGATGCAGTCGCAGCCGACCTTGAAAGTCTTATGATCGGCCGATTCAACCCAGAACTCGTACCGGATTCCCGTGGAGCAATAGTCGCAGGAACTTCCCGCTTTCGGCGTTCCGCCAGGGACACAGAAAACCTTCTCCGTCACTCCCCCAGTAAACCGGAAGGGAGCCTTCCCAAGTCCGGCTTTCTCGAACCGATGGATCGTTGACGTTTCACCGGCTTTCAAACTTTCATTAACTGTTGCGATCATGTTCGTTTCCCCTTTGCGTTAGTGTCCCTCAACATCACAACCATAGCACGTTATTTGAACAATGCAAAAGATAATTTTTATTTTCTTTTTCGGTTGACTCCGCAACTTTGCGCGGCAATAGTTCACTCGTCCTGGCAAGGGCAATCACGAAACAAACGATTCAACGTCTCTCCGCCGCGCATCCTTCCCTTGCCAGGTGATTGCCGGCGGAGAGCGTTGATTTTTCCAGGCAAGGGGAAAGACATGGACATCAGCGAATCAATCGAGAAGGCCCAGCAAAACATGGCTGGCTTCACTGAAGAACAAATTGCGGAACTGGAATCTCACGGCTGGATCAGGGGGGTTGATTGCGGCTACAGGTCGCACCAAGGTTTCGTCCACGATGCCGCCGTCAACCTCGATTCGCATTATTCGGTCACTCCCGCAAAATCCGGCAAGTTCGCTCTCTCTAAAATCACGCGAGGGCTTTGCGAGTGGACCGAGTACGTGCCCTTCGCCGGTGCTAGTGTACGCGTAGACTAGCCCCGATAACCATCATGTATGCGTTGCGGTTGCGGATTGGGATGCCCGTCTTGGGGGCATGGAAGTCCATCGTCCACCACCCCGGCACGCTGCGGATCGTGGTCGGCCGGGGCTGGCTGATCGAGCAGGGGCTGATCTAGTGAGTCGCCAGCGCAAGCACGACTGGAACGAGATATTCAGCCGCCCGCGGACCGAGCTGGTCTGCGGGCAGCACTACCAATGCAGCCAGAGGCACATCGCCCAGATGGTGCGAACGGCGGCGTGCGTGCTGAGGATACCGGTGATGATCCTGACTCACCTGCCCGACCGAATAATCGTATGCCCGAAGAGGCTGCTCCGGCGGAACATCGAGACACTAACTATGGAGACCACTAATGGACCTTGACATGTACGAAGCGAAGATCACCGACCTGCTGGCCAAGGCTGCGAACCCCGGCCAAGCCGGTGCCGATCTCCCCGCCACGGGTGGTCCGCAAGGAGGTCAGCGTGCCAACAGCGCCGCTTTCCGGCGACAGGCCAGGCGACCTGCGGGCCCCCTGGCCCCTGGCCCCCTGGCCCCTGGCCCTGGCTGGCCCCTGGCCCCTGGCCCCTGGCCCCCTGGCCCCTGGCCCTGGCTGGCCCCTGGCCCCTGGCCCTGGCTGGCCCCTGGCCCCTGGCCCCTGGCCCCTGGCCCCCTGGCCCCCTGGCCCCTGGCCCCCTGGCCCCTGGCCCCTGGCCCCTGGGAAGCAATGCCAGATTGGATGTATCTGGGACGTGCACAGATGTTGCTTTCGTGGCTTATGGCGTAACGTGGCACGTTCGGCGTTTGTCACGCGATACATGGGCGTTATCTGCGCCGCTGGTTAGTTCACGGGTCAGATTCGGCAACGCAAATGAAATGGCGGAGGATATCGGAAACGTCCTGCAAACTGGCAAATTGCCTGGAGAGGCAGGGCACCCATGAGAGAATCCGCAATTAACGATAAAGAAAACGACGGACTCTTTACGCTAAAGCTTGATCGGTCAAGGACAATGTGATATGCTGACTCCCGTAATAACCAATTCCTCTTACGGGAGCATTCAGCCATGCCAAAGAAACCAGCGAAGTCCACCCACAAAAACAAGAACGCCGTCGAACTCGGCAAGCTCGGCGGCGAAGCTGGCGGTCCCGCACGGGACAAGGCGTTGACGCCATCGCGGAAGCAGGAGATTGCCAAGCAAGGGGCCAATGCCAGATGGGGGAAGCCCAAGTAATGCTCTCCCACTTCAACGCCGCTTTCGCCGAATGGCTCGCCTCTCGGCCGCCTTGCGTCCAACATCTCGCCATGCTGTTCCCTCTGGGCAGCCCCGTGAGGAGAGACGGTCGCGTGGTGTGGGTCATCGGCTACACGGAACATGATGGGCTAGTCGTGTCGCCGGTGCATCCCACAGACGACGCGCAGGAATCGTGGAAGCAGCGGCATATATACTTCGCGGAGAATGTCAGAGAAAGGTAATCGACCCCACGCCTAAAGGCGCCACGTCCGAACTTATTTCGGATTCGGTCCGCAATCCGCTACGGAGGCGGGCGGCAATTCCTCCCCACGAATAAATTCGGGGGCTTCCTTGCCGCAAATTCGGTGAAATTCGCAATGCTTGAACGGTCAAGCATAGCCAACCATTCTCAGCAATTGGTTTAGTCGTCCGCGCGTTGTCGCCTCATGGATGTATCCATTTCCCATCTGCAAACAACATTTCCATCCGCTCATCGTTTGTTGATCCCAGCACAAACGCACGCCTCCCGATAGTCCGAAGTGCAACGCGCATCGGTCATCCCTTTCGATGCGGCCGATCTTCAAGCCGCGCAGATAATCCGCGTCTATCGGTTCGTCTTCGTCGGCGGCATGATCGCGCAGGTAGGCTTCGGCAAGAGCGAGCATCGGTTCCGAGATGCCTGGCTTACCACGGAAGGATAAGGCGAAGGCGCGGAGTTCGGGATTGGTCATGCGGACCTCTGCTCTTGATCGACTACGACGAAATCGAATTTATAGAACACGGGCCACTTCGTGCCCATGATCGGCACGCCTGAGAAAATAGATGATGCACGTTTGAAGTGCTTTTCCTCTTTCAGACGCCATCCTAACCATGTAAGCGGCACCAGCATTCCACCGAATATCGCTGCCGCTCGTTTCAGCCAATCTCGTCTGTTCATGTTGGTCTCATGTCGGTTGAGCGAATGTAAACAGCAAAATTCTTGCCGTGCCAAACGGCATCGATTGTCGCTTGTACCATCTGCTTGGCAACTTCGTCTTGCGCCATTCGTATTCGCGATTCTAGGAATGGCCTGACCTTCTCAAAATCTAATGCTTTCACAACATCGCCAACGTCGTTCCAGTCCACCTTGTATCGCAGGCGAACATAACGGAACTTCATCTTGCCGAGATTGAGGTAACGCTCCATCCGGCGCAGAGCGGCAATTCGCTTACCTTGCGAGTAGCGACCATCGAAGTGTTTCAGGATTTTCTTGGCAAGACGTAAACGCACAGGGGATAGTCTACTCCATTTTTTGACGCACTGCCAGCATTTTTCTTACGATTTTATCCGCGATGAATGCGACGTTGGACGTTAACCATGTGCTCAAAAGCGGGGAGTATACGCTGTACCGAACAGCGGTTCCCATCTTCGATGAGCACGACGAATTCGACAAGGAAGGAAAGCTCAAATACCGCTTCGACAAGCGGATGTTGCAAGTCATCTGCAACAAAGCGAATGCGGTCGAACGCGAGACCGGCACCCTCCCCTTGATCGGACTGGGGCACACGCAGGACGACATCCCCGAAGATGAACAGCCAACCCCCATCGGATTCGGTCGCAACCTGTTCGTGAGCAAGTTCGGCAAGAGCGACAAGCACGCGATCTATGCCGACTTGTGGGTGAAAAAGAAGATCGAAAAGCCGGACGGAAAGGTAGTGGACGGGGTCGAGTACGCCAAAACCTTCCCGCATCGGTCGATTGAGTTGTGGGCCAACGACCTGACTTTGCCCTGGATCGCCCTGTTGAGGCAAGCGCCCGAAAGAAACCTCGGAATGCTCGCCTACTCGAAAGAGACTTTTTACTCACCGCAACGTCAAGCTGTATCTTGCATGGGCGGCAAAAGACTGCGGTATGCCAAGGGAGTTTCCGATATGGCGGACACAATGACCGTTCCCGATCCTTCGATGACTGCCGATCCGATGGTCAATCCGAACATCGCCGAGATGCCGCCAGAAGGCTATGAGCAATGGGCCAAGTGCTACGAGCACGGCATGAAGCATCACCCCATGCTCAAGAAATACGCGGCCATGATGAGCGGCACCAACACACACCTTCCGGACGTTGATACCGAAGGCGAGGAATTGGCACGCATGCAAAAGAGCAACGACGCTTTGAAGGTCATGCGGTTCCAAAAGGAACTGGACGACGCCAAGAAGGAACAGACCGCTCTTGCGGCTCGCGTCATCGAACTCCAGCACGTCAACAAACTCCAGCGGTTCAGCAAGGAACTCGCGGCCCTGCGTGACGTGGAGAACTTCGTTATCGACATGGACAAGGAACTTGAAGAAGTGTCCGCGATGGACGAAACCGCTTTTGAAAAACACAAGGCCCGCATCAAGCGGTCCTATCAGAAGAACCCCGCCGGCCTCACTCTGCCCGCTCCCGCCGTCAATGGAACGGAACCGACGCCTGACGATTTCACGAAGTTCATGAGCGAGAACACGGACGACATCATCCGCTACATGAAGGCCAAGGGCTATGCGGGCGACGAAGCCTTCTTGAAGTCGGCGCAGGAGTATCAGGCATTGCCAGTCGGGGACAAGTTGCGGTTCCAGAAACGCAAATAACGCCCCATGTAGCTTGACCGTTCAAGGACATTAGGCCGAGATTTACTTGCCCTTTTTCTGTGTAGGTGAACTTCCATGAGCAGAAGCTTTTACTGCGCCGGCAACATCTATCCTTCCGCTTTCGTGAAGTGCGATACCGGCGTTGACGGGCAAGTCTTGCTGGGTACTGCCGGCACCGGTAACGCCGGCGATCCGTGCGTCGGCATCTCGCAAGAAGGCACCCATCTTCCGCCGTGGTCGCTCCTGGATGACGGCTACGCGGGCACCGCTGAAGCCTACCCGCAGCAAGCCGATCAGATTTTGGTGTACACCGAAGGCGACGAATGCTTGCTCACGGCAGGAGCATCATTCTCCAGCGGACAGTGCCTCAAGTCGGCGGCAAGCGGTTATGGCATCTACGCGAATACCGCCGGCGACAACATCAGTGCGATTGCCCTGGAAACACCCACGGCGGCGAGTCAGTTGGTCAAGGTGAAGGTCGCGGCCTACCGCGTCGTTCAGGGTGCTGGTTCGCCGTGAAGTTTGTTCATCGGTAAAAGTCCGAACGAGCCGCGCTGGATTCGCGCGGCGAAGGCGGCTTAAACGCTGAGGGATAAGCTCCTTGGCGGGCAAGCTTGAACCTTGCAAGGCTGTTCAAGAGCCGTGCGATTCCAGCGCGGTTTTTGTTTTCATTCTTGCAGGGGTCTAGCAAATGGCCAATCAACGGTATCTTTCGCCTACAAACACGCACCTTCCCATTGCCACGGGAACGGTAGTCGGGTACATCAGAGACCCGCGCGAATTCGCTTTGCCGCGATATTGCCAGTTTGTCGAGACGCCCAGTGTTACCGGCGTCTACTACAAGCTTGACCCTGATCATCCCGTCCGCATTCCGGCGAAGGCCAACTTCGCTTGGGCACCTGGGGCGCGTGCCCCACAAGGCCATGCGAACATCGGCGACTTCGAGATCGACAACTTCCAATGCGAGCGGTTGGCGTTTCCGTTCACGCTCGATCAGGAAGGCGTCCAGCAGGCTCAGGCTTACGCGGGATGGGACCCAGTCACCTACGAAGCCAAGGCGATGGCTCAACAGGCCATGACGCTGCGGACCATCGATATTTGGTCCCCTGGCGGCACGCTGCAACTGGACACGCCTACCAACTGGCCATCGACGAATACCGGCAGCGCCGCTCAGCTTGCGGGGAACGCGGTTGGTTCGACGTGGGCCAACAGCACGAGCAACCTTCAGACGATCAAGAAATCGCTGCTTTCGGCCGCTCGAATCATCTGCTTCCTCACGAACGGCTGCGTTCGGCCCAAGGATATGATGGTGGTCATCAATCCGAATGCGGCCATAGCAACTGCGGCTTCGCAGGAGATCGTCGATTTCGTGAAGCAGCAGGCGTCTTCGCCGAGCATCCTGGAGAAAGCTTGGGACAACCCGAATGAACTTTGGGGGCTTCCCAACAACCTCTACGGATTCCCGCTCGTGGTCGAGGATGCGGTCTTCGTGAACAACTATCCTAGCGTCGGCGGCAATCCGCAAGTCCCTGGCACCCGCGTTTACGCGAAGGCCGACAATTACGCGGTTCTCTTGTCCCGCGTCGGCGCGATTGACGCTCCGTTCGGGGCACGAAGCTTTTCAACCGTTCAGTGCTATTGGCACAAGTACGACATGGCCGTCGAAGCCAAAACCGAATACTGGGACAAGTTGGAAGAAGGCCGCGTGGTGGACTACCGGACGTTCATCACGCCTTCAACCATCACTGGTTTCAACATCACGAACATTCTGAGCTAATTGAAGGGGTAGTTGTGCCAAGGATGGCACACTTTTACCGCCATGAGCACACCAGTTTCTTCATCGGCATCGTATTGCACGACCAGCCAGTTTTTAGGCTGGTATGACATTCGGACGGTTGCTGAGGCTCTGAGCGACACGGGAACGCCAATCGGAGCCACGAGTTTGGGACCGGACGGAAACTGGATCATTAACCCAACGATTGTTGAAGCGAATCCAACGTTCGTTCAACTGTTACAGGGGGCGGCTGGGAAGATTGAAGCGGTTTGCTTGATGGGCGGGAAGTATTCGCTGACGGACCTGCAAACGCTCGCGAATCAATCCCCGCCAAGCAACCAGACGATATGGTTGGCCCAGATCAACGCAGACATCGCCGCTCCTGAAATACTGGGACGGCGGTTCATGGAGTTCCCAGACTTCGTGAAGCGGGCAGCCGAAGCCGACGGCGTCTTGAAAGCCCTACGCGATGGGGAAATGATCTTCGGTCTGTTGGGACAGATTGACGCAGGTTTCCTTGATCCGCAGCATGAGACGCCTTGCACCGTGGATAAACGAGCATTGGCGACGTATACGGCTCGGCGGTTGTTTGGAAGGCGCAATAACAGAATCAGTCAATGGCCGTATGGGTACGGCGGCGGATGTGGTTAGGGGCTAAATCATGCCTGTGTACGCAACTGGGGCGATTCAGGTATACGTTGGCTTTGCTGGCGCGCAAAATGCGTATGCTGGCGGCACGGCACCAAGTCCTCCCAATACAAAAGTTCCTAGCCCTGCCTATACTCCATTTTCTGGCACTCCTTCAGCTTCAACAGCGAACGTCGCGTTCTGGCTTGGTTCTATGGAGGGTCGCCCTGAACGACGCACAGACCGATCTTGGAAGAACGTCCAGAATGACCTTGCCTCACAGACTCCTTTCGACTTCGTTTACGCTGGCGGCGAAATGGCTTTGATGAGCTTCATGTTCACGAAGTTCAGCAATACAACAGCCATCTGGTTAGAGCAAATGGCCAGCAGCATGGGCGGCGCTCTTGGTGTTGCGAATGGCAGAATTCCTCTTAACGCCATCGGCGCATTGGCTGGACAAGAAGGCTTCGCAATCCAACTTTGGTATGCCTACCAGTTCGGCGGCATCAGCAATGCTCGCCCATCAATGCCAGACCAAGAAGGCGGATACCACTACTATCAATGCATCTCTCGCGGTCCCGACGTAGACCGAGATGGTTCGGTAGAACGCGCCAGACAATTCATTTTCCAGGCATGGCCGAAATACTATCCTTCTGGCCAAAACGGATTTACTGGCGGAGGAGGCGGCTACGTTCTGTTCGACAACAACGTAACTGGCCTACCTCCCGTCCCGTATTGATACCTTATTTTCTCCGTTGGTTTTTGCTAGGATAAACGCAACACCGGAGAAAACGCATGTTCGAATTCAGTCCAGAACAACGAGCCATCTTCCAGTATCACGACGGCAAGCAAGTCCGCTACGGCGATCCTCTTGCCATTCAAGGTTCCCTCAAGTTCGTGCTGCCCAACATCCAGCAACTCCACCAGCAAGACGAACGCGCCGACATGTTGCTGGACAGCAAGAAACGGGAGTTGATCGCGGCCATCGAAGAGAGACGAAAGGAATTTGACGCAATAAAGCCAGAACAAGAGCAATGGGAAGATTACCTTGCCGCTCATCCCGTCAAGACCGTCGAATTCACCCCAGAAGAGAACGCCGAGATCAAGATGGGTCGCGTGGCACGGCAAAAACTCATGGACGGTTTCTACGAAGTCTTTGAGATGGAGAAATTCAACGACAAGACCGGCGAAGGAGCAACCGAGCGGATGGTTATCGCAGTTTACAACCACTTCCGCGACTGGCAAAAAAAAAGTGCAGTCAGTACGCCCATCCCGCCGACATCCTCTCCGTCTACCCAGGAATCACCGTTGCCGCCGCAAGCATCACCTACGAGCAGTACGTAGGCTTACTGCTGAATATCTCCCGTCCTTTGGGGCGCACGGTGTATGCGACGTACAGGGGAACAGCGTTGGCGAGATCGCAAGGCAGTCTGCCCGTGGGGTTGTTTGAAGCGATTACGGAGAGCGTAGAGGAAGCCGAAAGGATGGCGATGGACGCCAACGCATCGAGGGCAATGAACAGAGTGGCGAATGAGGTTTTCAAAAAATGACAACATATCGCGGCGAGAACGTTACCATTTACTCATCAAATAATCTTGAGGTGATTGTTCATGGTTCTGGCAGCGATTGGATCGTTCAAATTGCTTCGTCTACCAATCCACACAAACCGTGGCGTAGCTGGTATGGAAATAGAAATTTGGCGGAGGAAAGTGCAAGAGACATGATTGCCTATAACGACGCACACAGAAGGGAGATGGCATGCTCTCAGAATTAGTCCAGCAAGCCGCTCGCACCGACATCGAACCATTCGTCCGCTTCTTGAAGCACATGGCCGTCATGTCGCCTGACCATCGGCAACTCGCCGATAAGGTCCAAGAGGTTTATCGCGGCATCCAGCAGCTTGCCAAGATGGAAAACGGCGGCGCACACACGAACGGCGTTGCCAAGGTTCCGAACGCGGTTCAGGTGCCAGAAATCGACCTCGTTTCGCAGATCGAGAACGAATTGCCCCCTCCGCCGTCTGCGGTGCCGGAAGTGGCCGACGAAGACCAGCAGAAGGCAGCGGAAGCCATCAAAGCCTACAAGAAATCGCGCCGCATTCCGGCAACGCCAGCTTCCGCGCAGGGGTAGAACGTGGACATCAACCCGACTCCGCCGACAGATCGCATTGCACCGCCGGATATTTCTTCGTCTAGTGATGATCGACCGTCATCGCCAATTTCAGCAGCAAATTCAAACAACATAGCCTTCCAATCATGGTTTGGCGAAAGCAAAGTGGTAGACGAAAGCGGCAAACCGAAGAAGGTTTTTCATGGTTCACGTTCAGCTTTTGACGCTTTCGATATGTCAAAAGCAGGATCGAATATCGATTCCGGATTCATGGGAACTGGCTCATACTTCACTGACAATTCAAGAGTGGCCGATTACTATGCTGGCCGCGATGAAGGAGCCAACGTAGCCGATGTATTTTTGAATCTCCGGAATCCTTTCCATTGGGGCAAGAAAACGCAAGGAGTTCGCGGTCTCGTAATGCGCGGAGAACGATTGCCGGACGCGATCCATGATGAGGTAGTCCGTCGCACAGGATTTGTCTACGATCCTGAAAGAGATTGGAGCAATGGAGGTTCTCTTGATGAAAAGATGCTTTCTGATGCTGTTCGTGATGTCCTAATGGATATGGGCTACGACGGCGTTGTAGCTGACATTGCCGGAAGCAACAATCCTGGCAGCGTATCCTATGGTTCTGCTTCGCAAGAATACGTCGCCTTCAATCCTTCTCAAATCAAATCGACCCGCAATCGCGGCACCTGGGATTCGGCCGATGACCGCATAGCCTATGCTTCCGGAGGGGAAGTAGAAGGCCCGTTAAAAGGACAAGACTCCAAGGTCATCATCGCCGCGCCCGATGAATACATAGTCAATGCTAAAGATGCCCAGAAGCCTCAAAACAAAGCAGTACTGGAGAAGATAAACGCGGGGATTGATGCGACGGCGCAAGGCATCCAGGGGTATCATGATGGCGGCAAAATAACCAAACTGCAAACCCCAACATTGACTCCAGAAGAACAAATGCGAAGCCACCAACCCATCTGGTGGCATCCAGAAGTGGCTCCGCAAAAGCCTTGGTATACCCAGTTCAGTGAAGAAGAATTGAAAGCTATCGGCGGGAAGACGCGGGAGCCTTTCCTAACTCAAGAACAACGGGAGCGAGAAGAAGCCTATCGGCCGCAATACAATCCTGAACTGGCATCCGCGCCAACGGAAGAAAAAATAAGTTCGGAGCAACATCACAACCTTGATAGCCTGTTGGACATCTCACCTTCTGTCTCTCGCAGAAAGAATCTGCATCAACATGAGGCGAAACGCCGGTCATCGGCAATGCCTGATAAAGACGACTTGTTTTCTGGTTCAACTTACAAAACGACGCCGATAGGCCCTGAACGCGAAGGATACGAAACGACGCCCATAATTTCTACACCAGACCTGAACGAGCCTCCAGAAGTTCGTCCCGAAGCTCGCCCATCCCGCAAACGCTGGCGCACCGACCCCGACGACGAACCGCGTCCCCGCCGTCAGTCCTACGAAGAACTCCGCGAAAAACATGGCCTCTTTGAGCAGCTTGGCGACGTTGGCCGCTTCGCCGGTTCGGTGTACGACGCCTTTCATCCTGGTCAACGAGAAAGGCTGTGGCGTCATCGGGAAGGCGAAATATCCTCTTGGCAGGCATTCGGTCAGCAGCAAGGCGGATCGGGAGGCTTCGATGACCGGAACACCGAAAGGCTGATTGACGCCTTGGAAGACCTGGGGGATAAGATAAAGGCATTGACGGATAAGATGGATAGGCAGCAGAAGGAATCGCCGCAACAACAGCATGCACCGCACCAGCCGCCGCATTCTACTACGCCCGCTTCGCCGAATCGAGGTTTTTCTGGATTAGTAGAATCGGCTTTGTCGCGAGCGAAGATGAGAGGTTAAAGATGATAGGTTTTGTGGACTACGGCGTAGTGCGAATGCAGTTGACCAAAGTCAACGAAGTGCTCCAGCGTCCGATCCTCTCGGAAGACCGTACAACCTATCTCTACACCGAACAATCCTACAGCTTCATTTGCGTGTTCAATCCGGCGGCAACAGCGTACAGCGGGGTCAACGCTACAACTAACTTCCCCAACGTTTCTCCAGGCGCTTTTCCTGGGAGCACAACCGCCTCCGTAACTGGTTATCTCTCGCAACCGCGATTGAAATTGAAAGTTTACTACTACGATCAAAACGGCGCGGCGCAAACGCTCGTATCCAGTCCTGGGCCTAATACCGTGAGCGGCGGCAAAGGTGATTTGCCATGTGACGCCAATAATGGCCCCGTATGCGAAGTCCTGAACATCGTCGAGACCTACGGCGTGCGGACATGGATCATCCATTGCAAATTCACGACATGGATCAACAACTGCAACGACATAGGTCCAATGCTCTCGCACCGTTACACGATGCGAGAGACGATAGATGATTTGTATGTACCAACGATCATTACGGAAGGCGTCGTGACATTCAACGCGGGCTTGCTCGGCGCCGCTTTTGAGACTCCAGACTACTTCCGCAACAACTTCTTTTGGCGCGTAGCTGGGAACTTCCGGCGCGAGCATATCGAAGTTCAGGTTTCTTCGGATAACACGGAAGCCTATTACACGACGGTTGACAAGTACCAGTATTTCAACCTGGGACCGAACAGCCCAGCGATCAAGATTGACGCGGATTTAACGGCAGGATGGAGTCGGCAATCTCTTGTAAACACAGGAGTTAATCTTGGTGGCGTTGCAGCCAATACGTTTGCTACCTCAGTATCGGCTTCTGCGTCCGCTGCATGGGGAGTACTTACGGAGAATCCAGGTCAAGTTTTTTCCGCAGGAATGGCACTGCTATCCAACCAGGTCCAATTTCCAATTAACGCAGCGAGAGCTGGGCTAGGAGCGGTTCCTCAGTATCGCGCCAATGTCGTCGTGCAGGCGTGGGGACAGCCAACATCGGCCCGCGTCAATCTTATGCAAATGTGTCTTGCCATTGCCTATGCAAAACTAGGAGTAACCCAGGCGTTCATCAACACGACCGCCCAGCACGAAGTAATCATCAATCAAAAGCTTTCCGAGAAATATGTCCGCGTTGATATTACGCTGAGTTGGAGCCAAGAAGCTATCTTGGCAATAAATGTCGTTTCAATAAATCCTTTGGGAAATGCTATCGCTCTTGTATTTGGTAGTAGTGCCCCATTCTTTGGGTCATTCTTCCCGACAAATGAAGGTCTCAATCCTATCGTGGCTCCAAGCAACATCACTTATCCTGGTCCTTCCACTGGCAATGGTGCGGCATTCACGCAAGACTCTATCGGCAATGCGGAACCATGCAATTTTGCTGGAGCTATTAATCCGTGGTCGAGAAGCCGAGTCAATTTGAGATACTTGATTACGGGAGCGTTGCAGTCACAATGCCAAGCACCGTACACTTATACCGATCCGAACAATCAATTGCCTTTCCCCGTGCCGCCAGCCGATTCAGTTCCATCCCCATCCGTTCCGCCTTAATGCTGGAGAAAAGGTCGCCCAGGTGGACCGTCATGGATCACCGACCACACAACCGCGCCGCCGAAAAGACACGCTATCAACAGGACAAAGCCCACCACAAGCGCCGCTACGGCAGCGCCGATCAAACCTCCAATACGTGGGAGTGCCTTTACGGTCTCATTTATAACTTCAGTCCTTTTCCCAGCACAAGCCGCGCAAGAATCAACGGTATCGGTAGTGCATCCTCCCATAGTGCCGATCATTAGGCCGTGAAATGCCAACGTCCTCACCGCCGCATCCACCGGAACCGACTTCCCGCAGAAGTAACACCGCGTCCATTCCACCGGCCTACACCGTCGTCGGCGCGGCTCAGGAGCATCAGGGGGAAGGAGATCGGCGGAATAGTGATGGCTCATGACTGTTCCTCAATTCACGACGGCTCATAAAAGATAAAAGGCCACGCCCGCCGATGCTGACAGCGATGATGCACCGCACACCGGCAGGCGTGAGCCTACGCCTCAAGATTTATGCCGCACGGCATCGGCAAGATCACTTATTGCTGACGCAATTTGGCACAAACCGGCTGTCACTCCCATAACCGCCTCTGTCAACGATCCAACCGTGCCGCCGCATTCATCCTTACCTGGATGACCTTCTTCGGTTATCGCTCGCGCAATTCTTCGCAACGGCATACTCAGTCCGGCAATTGCATCGACGACGTTAGCTGGTTCCCCATTGGGAGACATCAGCAAGTTATCCAAGGAAGTCGCGATAATATCGGCAGCTTGCGCGAGCGATGAAACGTCACTCGGCTTCATCTTTGACTCCCCTGAAAGATTTGGTGGTCGCCTTGAAGAATTCACCCTTGCATTCTTCGATGAAATCGAATGCTTCTTTGCGTGTCTTGACTCCAGACTTCACGAATTCGTGATTCCTTTTCGTTATGCCGTCCCTGGCTTCGTTGTCCACGATTTCCTGGAAGTTGATTGAGATTACAAACATGGATTCCTCATACTAAACGTGATATTAAGGTGACCACATAACCATACCTCATGATTACGTGCGATCATCCCTAAACCGCAAGAATTCGCCGATTTTCCTCAAAATTGAACGCCCGTTCACGCTTTTTCGATGCGTATTGCCCCATCGTGTGCGATTTTGGCGAACCTTTGCGGCTCAACAGGCTTGCTGACGACGATTCCGAACCTCTCGTAACGCTTGCCGTCCCTTTCCTCCCACCATCGCTTCATCCATCTTTCTGCCGTGATGACAACCTCGCCAGGATCGTTCGGGGCGTCGTCGCCTTGTAGTACGTTGTCAATGCTGGGGTCCATCAGAAACAGCCGGTCAAACGCCATTCCCTTGAATACGACGCAATGCCCGTAGGGTTGCGCCTTGGTTTCGACGCCGTAGGCTTGGCACAAAACCATGACTGGATTGCCTTTGCGCCATGATTCCTCAAGGTCTTCGATGGTCATGAGTTCGCGGGGTTCGGCTTCCAGTCCCCGTTCCCGCAAGTAACTCACGATCCGGTCTGGCTTTGTGGAGTCTTCTCGTGTCGTGCCGAGGTCTTTGGCGCAGGCTTCAAGGCTTTCCGGTGGAACGCCGAACATCTGGCAGACCGCGTAGGTGCAACACACGTCGCACCAGAAATCGTTTGGCTGCACGATATCCGGCACGGGCAGCAACTCCATCGGCTGGACTGGAGATGACGCGGATTTCGCGAATCTGTGCAGTTTGTAGCTGGCTTCCTGACGGGATAGCGGATCGGCGAAGCGCCGGTAGTCAGGGTGTTCGGGCATGACGCGGATGAGAACGGATTGATCGTCGGCCATTCGAGCTAGAAGCATGGTTGTTACCCCTTGTTACCTCCTGTTACCCCTGAGGTAACAGAGACGTAACTGCTAGATGCAGAAACGTTTGCCGCATCGCTTGCATACCAGTTCAATGAAATGCAATGGTTCGCCGAGCACATCATCGGGATAATCGTGGTAATCGTCGTGCAAGCCACGTCCCTTGCTCATTTCGCATACGGCGGCATCGGACAGATGGAAGCGAGCAAGGAACCAAAGCCAGAATCGGGATAGCGTTCTCATGCTGAAATTGTAGCAAAAAATGGAGTTTGGCGTTGAAAATGGTTCGTCGTCGGTTTATCATGACCCCATGAAACTGCTTGAGCCAGTCAACCTTGTTGGCTGACTGGCTCAGTGCGAGCTTCGGCGGACATCACCCGCGTCAATGACGAACATCTACGATGATAGCTTACATCGCATTTCGTCATTACGCAAGTCTGTTCGCTGAAATTCTCCGACGTTTCATGTAAATCCACGGATGGCAGGATTTTATCCGCCGTGGTTTTTGCGACGATTTCCTTCGCATTCCACAAGGAAATGTCTCATGATGGGCCGAGAAGGAATCTAAAGGTGGAAATCAAGCGGGCGTATAAGTACGAACTGGACTTGAACAACGAGCAGCGAACAGCTTGTCTCAAGCACGCTGGCGCGGCTTCACTTGATGAAGAAAACCTTCTGACAGTGCGGACAGGTCACTTCGCCGAAGTGATTGTCTTGACTGACGATCTTGAGGTTTTCGATCCGGTTATCGTCTTTGATGCCGTTGATGTGATGGATGTGTTCATGCTTTTCGAGGTAGCGGTCAAGGTGCTTCTCCATGACAAGCCTATGCTCTGGAACGTATGGCGGCCCTTTCCTGTTGAGTGTCGATGGGTGGCCTGGGCAGAGGATGTCGATGTAGTAGCCTTTGCCGGTCCTAGCTTTTCGTCGCATTCGGCCGCCCTTCCAGCAGGGGCTTTTCTCGCGGCAGCGACCACGCATCTTGGCCCTGGTGCTTTCGGTGTGCTTTCGACCGATAAAACTGCCAGCAAAGCCGTTGGCGAAGGCGGTGTTGACGCCGTTGCTGATATTATTCTTGTGCTCTTCAGACAGAGGCTGTCTGATCCAGTGCGTCGGCTCGCCAAGTTCTTGCAATCTAGCCCGGACGACGCGAGACGAGCATCCAAGCTGCAAGCCAACATCCACGGCATCAAGCCCGCTGCGATACAAGGTAAGGAGTTTTTCAGTATCAACTTCGATTCTCTTCATCGTTCTGGTCCTCCATTGCCTCATTGTAACACAGACCTGGATTCTGTCAACGCCGACGCGAAGTTTGTTAGTATCCAGGTCGAAACGTCTATCGTCGTTCCCGATAACCAAGGGCCGGCGGTGGGCGTTGACCTGGGTGTGAAGACGCTGGCCACGCTCTCGGATGGTCGCGTGTTCGAGAACCCCAAAGCCTACAGGAGGAAATTGCAAGTCCTGAAGCGTGCTCAGCGGGTCGTTGCTCGCCGGCAGAAAGGCAGCAAGCGACGAGAGCGGGCAAAGTGGCGTGTTGCTAATCTTCACTTCAATATCGCTAACATCCGTTCCGACGCCATCCACAAGATGACGACGCTCATTGCTGTGACCTATGGCATGGTCGGCATCGAAGACCTGAACGTCTCCGGTATGACCAAGAATCACTGCCTTGCCGGTGCGGTGAGCGATGCCGCGTTTGGTGAAGTGCGGCGGCAACTCGAATACAAGTGTCAATGGTATGGCAGCGCTCTCGTGGTCCACGGCCGCTTCTTGCCGTCGAGCAAGACTTGTTCGGTATGCGGCGAAGTCAAGGATTCGCTGCCGCTTTCAGAACGAACCTTCCGCTGCGATTGCGGTCACGAATCTGATCGTGACCTGAATGCTGCGATGAACTTATGCCCGGCAGTTCGCCGGGTACTGGACGTGGACGGGAAGGCTCTGGTTGTCGCGCAAGCAACAACGAAACCGGCCCGGTTGAAGCGTCAACCGAACACTGCGAAGAACAGGTAAGTTTCGGAGAACGGACGATCTTCACGGACAGCAGCGTAACACTGTGCCGGTTGATCGGGAAGAACCCGAAGATGAACGGGATATCCCAGAGCGTTCAAGCACGATTCTTCGCGGCCCGTGAGAAGTTCTGCATGGTCGCATCGGATGGAGAGATAACTCGCCGCGTTGGTTACAAGGTCGTTCTGCTGGATGGCCATCCCTCAAAGGACCAACTCTTTCGCGGCCAGGGGAAACGCGGGAATCCCGTCAGCAAGTGGAATGTGCTGTGCGATGATTTGTGCGGCCAAGCTG